AAGTAAATCCATATTTGGAAAGTGTACAACAAAGACAAGGATTATTTGCCTTTAAAGTAGTAATGGATGATTCAAATAACACACCTGATGTTATTGATAGAAACCAATTAGTAGGTCAAATTTATATTCAACCAACAAGAACCGCTGAATTTATATACCTAGACTTTAATATTCAACCAACAGGAGCTACCTTTGGAGGAGTAGGAACAGCAGGAACCGGTGGTGGCGGAGGATATTAAAAAAACCTAAGAATTAGATATTTATAATTGAAAATAAACAATAAAAAATGGCAGTATTAGATCCCAATGAAATATTTTTTACAGCGTTTGAACCCAAACAAGCGAATAGATTCATCCTTTATGTGGATGGTATACCAAGCTTTATAATTAAAGGGATAGGTGCTGTATCATTAACACAAGGAACAGTAGCTTTAAACCATATTAACGTACAAAGATTTGTTAAAGGTAAAACTACTTGGAACACAATCTCAATGACATTATTTGATCCAATTACACCATCAGGTGCTCAGGCAGTAATGGAATGGGTAAGATTACATCACGAATCTGTAACAGGTAGAGATGGTTATTCTGATTTTTATAAAAAAGATTTAACAGTAAATGTACTAGGACCTGTAGGTGATATAGTATCAGAATGGATTATAAAAGGTGCCTTAATTACAGAAGCTACATTTGGTGAGTATAATTGGGATACTACAGATGAAGCTAAACAAATTGAATTAACAGTACAACCAGATTACTGTGTATTAAATTTCTAAGAAAAATCCATATTTTTTTAAAAGGAGCTTGGCTATGTCAAGCTCTTTTTTTATGTTCATATGTATAACAAATAAAAAGTTATTATAAATAAAAGATTATGGCAGAATTCAAGTTACCTACTGAAATAGTAGAACTTCCATCTAAGGGTTTAATTTACCCTGAAGATAACCCTTTATCAAGTGGAAAAATAGAAATGAAATATATGACAGCGAAAGAAGAAGATATTCTTTCCAATCCCTCATATATTGAAAAAGGAATAGTAATAGATAAATTACTTCAATCTCTTATCGTATCCGAGATTGATTATAATGATTTAATTATAGGAGATAAAAATGCTATTATGGTAGCTGCCCGTGTTTTGGGGTATGGTAAAAATTATGAATTTACCTATGGTGGGGAAGAAATATCCTTGGACTTAACTACTCTAGATAATAGACCAATAAATGAAGAAGATTTCAAAGGAAGGATAAACAATTTTCATTATACCCTCCCATCAACAAAAACAGAAATCACATTTAAACTTCTAACCCATAAAGATGAACAAAATATAAATAGGGAGTTAGATGGGTTAAAAAAGGTATCCAAATCTAATCAACCAACAGTTTCCACTAGATTAAAGCATATTATAACTTCTGTAGGTGGAGATGATGAAGTTAAAAAGATTAGGGAGTATGTGGATAAATACATGCTAGCTCAAGATGCAAGAGCTTTAAGAAAACACATCCAGACTTTCCAACCAGACGTAGATCTGTCTTTTTTTCCCCCAACTGGAGAATCTAGAAAACCCCTCCCAATTGGTCTCAACTTTTTTTGGCCTGACGTCTAAAGAAGCTCCCCCATTTAGAAAATTCTTATTTAAGCAAATTCACGAAATAGTTTTCCATAGTAAGGGGGGATATGATTGGGGTACTATATACAATATGCCTGTGTGGTTAAGAAAATTTACTTTTTTTGAAATGAATGAGTTTTATAAACAAGAAAGTAAAAAAGTAGAAGAAGCTCAATCTAAGGCTAAAAACCAAAAAACAATGATTCCTAAAGGGGGCAAAATATCTCCACCAAAATTTAAGCCTCCATCAAAATCCTCCTATAAGTAAATATTTATTACCAAACACATTAAATGGGATTAAAAGATAGCATAAATGAGGGGGAAAAAGCCCTCAATGAGATGATAGAGGCTCTAGGCCAATTAGGAGTCATCTCTAATGATGCATTCACCAGTATTTCAGGTAATGTGGGGGCTTTAGTTAAGGAATTACAGGAAGCAAATCAAGAAACCTCTGATTTAGAATCTTCATTTACAAACCAAAAAAGTACAGTAAACGATCTTGCTAAATCTGCTGAAAAATTATCAAAAGTTACAAAAGAGGATTTAACTGATAGAAAAAAAGTAGCAGCAGTTATAAGGGAAAGAAAAAAACTTGAAAGTAATGTTGCGAAAATCAGTAGACAAATTAGATTAAACGAGATTGAACTAAATCGTGCTAAAGCAGAGGGCAATGAACTCGCAATATCAGCAATAGAATTACAACAAGAACAATTACGAAATGCCAAAGAAACAGCTCAGGCAGTAGGAAGTGCTTTTGAAGAAATTGATGATGGAGCTGAAAAAATTAACGCGGCTGCAAAAGGTTTTGATAACATGGGGGATACCTTGGGTAATATTCCTGGAGTAGGGGGGGCACTTAAAAAATCATTTAATGCTGCTGGAGCAGCTGCAAGAGATGCCGCAGCTAAGGGTCAAGGATTTGTAGGATCAATGATGGCAGGAGCTGCTGAGATGGTATCTATAAAAGCAATTGTAGCGTTGCTAATAAAATCCTTATTTGCCGCTGATAAAAGAACAACACAATTAGCTAAAAGCCTTCAAACCACTAAAAAAGAAGCATTAGCTGTTAAGAATGAATATCTTGACATCTCCATGAATAGTGGAAAAGCTTATCTAAATAATAAAAATTTAATAGAATCCACAGTATCTCTACAGAAACATTTGGGAGCCTCTAATAGGTTGAGTAGTGAATTAGTTACCAATGCCACTTTCTTAACCAAACAAATGGGATTATCAGAAGATTCTGCGGGTAAATTAACAGAATTAACTAAATTTCAAGGAAAAGAGGGTAAAAAAGTAAATAAAGAAATTGCAACCCAAGTAGGAAACTTAAAAAAACAAACAGGAATAGTTCTAAATTTAAATGAAGTATTTGAAGATGTAGCAAAAGCAAATGGAGTTTTAAAAGCTGCCTATGGTTTTAATACAAAAGAATTAGCAAAACAAGTTGTAAAAATTAAAGAATTAGGGTTAAATCTAGACCAAGCAGGGAAAATGGCCCGACAATTATTAGATTTTGAACAGTCAATTACTTTAGAACTGGAAGCAGAGTTGATGACTGGTAAGGAATTAAATTTAGAAAAAGCAAGACTCTTAGCACTCCAGGGAAAAAATACTGAAGCGGCAGCTGAAATGGCAAAACAAGTAGGGGGTACAAATGAACTCATGAACATGAATGTTCTAGCCCAAGAGAAATTAGCCTCAGCCATGGGAATGACCTCGAATGAAATGATAGAATCAGTTCAAAAAAGAGAAGTATTAGCACGTTTGGGGGCAGAAAGTATTGAACAATTAAAAGAACAGGGAAAATTAGATCAATTAAGGGGAGATGCTATTGGAGAACAACTTTTAGCAGCATATGAACAAGAATCAGCGGCTGCTAAATTTGAAGCAGCGGTAATTAAATTACAAGAAGCATTTGGGACTATGATGGAAGGTCCTTTTGGGAGTTTTATAAATGGATTAGCTTCAGCAGTAAGTAGTGCAGGGACTCTTTACACTATAATGGGGGCTATGGGGATGATGAGTTTAGGTAGAATGATAGCTCAAATTGGTACAATGGTAGCAGCTAATACGGCAAATGCTACAGCCGCTTTAACAGCAGCAAGTGCTATAACATTTGGTATAGGTCTTATAGCTATATTAGGTGCCGTAGGTGTGGCCATGGCTACGATGTCATCACAATCAGAACAAAGCCAACAAAGAATGTCTGTTGATGATGCTTTAATTGACCCACAAGGAGGAATGGTACTTACAGGAAGAAAAGGAGAATTTCAGTTAAATTCTGAGGATTCTGTTTTAGCGGGTACTAACTTATTTGGAGGAAATTCTAATAGTAATTCTGGGGATGCATTATTAGCAGAATCAGTTGCACTCCAGAAAGAATCACTAGCACAACAAAGGGAATTAAATAAAAAAGATTTTACACCTAATGTAAATATAGACTCGAGTGTTGGTAATGTTCAAACCCAAGTAAATAAATCACGTGCATTGTCATTTAATGTGTAATTTAATTTTTTTTAATATTTATAACAAAACTAAAACTTAAAATTATGGGACTAAGAAATAAATTAACAACACAAGGCTCTCCTTTATCAAAAGGAAATGGAGCAACACCCCCAACACCAATAGGAGCAACTGCACAATCTAAACTACAATATACTTATTCTATTAATGGGATTCCAAATATCCCAAATAAACCTTCCCCATCAACATTAGATTTAGATGGTGTAGCCCCAGCAAATCAATATAAAAATACTGCACCTGCTGAGGGTATAGGAAGAATTTAAGATATTAAATGTCATTACTTAACTTACAAACAGATTTAAAAGACCTTAAGTTTGGGGTTGGTCCTTCTTATGATAGACCAGGCTTAGCTAATAGTGGACAACCCTATGAAACAGTACCACTTCCATTAGCTACTGATTCAATTCCTCCAAGCTATGAAGATTTTCTGTTAAGAGGAGGAATTAATGGAGCCAGAGATACAGAAACAGATCTAAAAAGGTTAATTAAATTTTTTAATGACACAAAATCACCAAGTGGGAAATTATTTATCACAAAACAAAACCTCCTTTCCCGTATAGGAGTTCGAACCCAAACCAGTGGGGTAGGATTTAATGAGGGGGTATATAATCCTTTATCTACATTAGCCCAAGCAGGGATATCTATAGAAGGGGGACATATTCCAAAACAAGGACTATTACCATTTAGAGGACCTGTTACTTATTTAGAAACAGTAAAAAAAAGAAGTAAACAAGGAGGTTATAGGATAATAGGAGAAAATGATGGAGAAGGAAACAGGTTAGTAGATTTATTTCAATCAAAAATAAATTCTCTCCCCCTTCCAAAAAATAAAAATAATATTTCCTTACTACCAACAGAATTATTATCCTATAAGGGAGGCCCAGATTCTGTATTAAGTTTGGGGAACACAAGAATCCCAATTGCTTTAACTAATCAGGGAGCCCCACTTCAAACAGGAAAAGAAAATATAAAACTCCAAAACTCAGGATTTTTTAATATTCCACCAACCCCTGATCCCATACCAGGAGTTAAAAAAGATAACATAATAGGAGGGTTTGATGTCTTCACCATAGAAAAACAAAGAAAATTTTCAACAGTAGATAATACCCCCAACACAATAACAGATTTTAGAGAAGATATATATAAAATAAGAGACCAAAAAATATCTTATGTTACAGGAATTGCTCCTTCTTATGATCCATGGAAAAATAGAACTATAGATGGTCCTGAAGGCTCAAGAGTAAATTATGTTTCCCCAGGCCAAAGAGGAAACATTAGAAATTATTCAGCAGGAAAAAGAGACCCAATCACAGGTGATAGTATGGGACCCGTAGATAAGATAAATGCTTTACCTATATATAAATCTTCCACAGTAGCCCATAGTGATATTAAAAATGATCTTGTAAAATTTAG